GTAAACACCTCACGTTTTTGCAAGTCGTGTAGCGAGTGGCACCAGACACCTGGGTTTGTTGCCGCAAAGTCTTTGTCGTCGATTTTAATAGTTGCGTTGTAGCCATATTGTTTTATATAAGGAAGTTTAACAGAAATCATTGGAATAAAATTGTGAAACTCTACCAATGCGGATTCAAGTAGGCCTTCGGCTTGTTGTACATCCAAATCAAGTGTACATAACCAACCAGCTTCTAAACAGTCCTGTACCATTACTTCCCACTCGCGCCAAGCGTCGGCATCATTGATATTCAATGCTGGAAAACTTTGATTAGCACCAAAGTAAATATGCTCAATGTTGTTATTCTTAGCTTCTTGTTGGATAATTTGCGAATCTTGTACGCCCACTACAAACAATGTACGCATACCAAAAGCCGCAGTATGTTCAACTTCTGTACCAATAAACATTGATACATTATAATGCCCAGTTCTATTCATATTAATCTTTTTCTCGACTGCCACTTAAGTTGTCTTGTTTAAGTGTAACAATTTCTGTTTTTATACGCAACCGTTGCTTCTTCAAATCGTTTATTTCGACATCGTCAAACACGCCAGTTTTTTCCAAACCATCAATTTTTTTATCTAAACGGTGATGTTCTTCTTCTAAATGTTTGATCCGATTTTCAAAACTCATTATGCCTCCAATTGGTCAAGTTTGTTTTCGTCAAATTCGGCATCATCTCCATCGATACCGTCTTCTACCTCTTCGACATCAAATAAAGTATTAAACATAGCACGGGCGTTTACAGTTTTTTTACCTTTGAAACCGCGAGTGCCAATAATGTCCATCCAATAACGATTATAATGTTCAATAATAGCTTCTGCTTCGGCTCTATCCGGAGTAGCAAAAATGGCATCAACAATGTCTTTAAAGCGAGCATGATCGCCATTTTCATTCCACATCATCTTGGGCCATGTACCAGAATCATAAGCACGGTTAGCACGTTGTACTGATTCCAAGTGCATCCAAACGTTATGACCCATTAACAATGCGTAACTAAAACTATCCCAGCTGGTCTTGCCTTCTTTACCTATTTTATTTAGGTCGCCTGGTTTGTAGATACAAATATCTTTCATTGTTAGTTGTTGACTAATTGGAGACTCGTCAAAGTGCGGAACAAAGCCTTCGGCTACTACAGTTGGACCATATGGGCGAGAATCTGTAGAATACTTTTTATCGTCTACAATAGGACTCATGCGATAGCACCATTTGTCATTGTGTGGCAAATCAATATGATGATACACCTGTCCGTTAGCCGTTGCTAAAAATGGTGACGCACAGTCAAAACTGATAGTAAAGGCTGGATTAACATATTTACGAACAGCACGTTGAACGTCTGTTAATAGTACTGCCCATTCTAGTTTACTTGTACCTAAGAAGTGCATCCAGTCGTGAACACCTTCTTGTAATAAATTATCGTGACGTAATGCTACAAGACGTTTGAGCACTAAATGTATATCACACATATTTTGACCACCCATCGACCAACCATTAAAATGAGTATCGGGATACTTAATAGGATCGCAATAGTCCTTCATCAACGCATACCATTTGTCTGCCTCTGCGTGATTAGAACCTTGTAATACGTTTAAAAATTTAGCACCACCATTTTTAACACCCTTACGGTTGGCCATAAAGTAATCGTTGTTATATTTGGTAGCATCAACAGCTTCTTGGTATGTAGTAATGCCACAAGCCTTACTTGCCTTTTTATCATGAATAACCCAAGTTGGAATATCTAATATCATTCCATAGTCCGCTACACCGTCTAACCACTTTAGTATCGCTTCACGTTTTTTCTGAGCCTTGGGACAACCGCTACCTGCTTTCCAGTCACCTTCCCACAGGCCCTTGGCAATTTGGAATCCACCCGAGTCGCCTAAAATAAAAGAGCCAGGATCACGATTGCGAACCATGTCCTCACTCCAGTCTTGTTTGTTCAAATCCAAGTTGGCATGACCGCCCGAGTATAAGGACCACCTGTAAGGAAATAAGCCCTTGTTGGGGTTTAACCAATTCATCATTTCCATGTCTTTGATACCAACAGGCATACGAGCTGGATCTACATAGGGCCCGTTCACAGGATCACGCTGTTTACCAATAAAAGTAGCATAGAAGCCACTTATAGCTGGCAAAAAGACGGCTATGTCGCTGAGACCGTTTTTACCAAGCTGTTTAGCTGTTAAGTTATCTTGAGGCATCAATTACTTGGATTGTGCTGGAAGAATAAAATTATAACTAGCAAGGCCTGAATCCACAGTGATCATGGCCGCACCATCATCGCTGATCTTCATAACTTTGTCGCCATACAAATCAAGAATACTGATTACGGTCTTGATTGGCCAGGACCAAGTACGTTTGAGTTGACCTTTGACATCAGGCTGGAATACAAAGTTACCCGAGTGTGTTGAGTGATCACCAAACACAAATTTAAGATCACCGTCTTCTGTTTTGGCTTGGAATGTAGTTTCTTCCACATTGGCAGCCGCTTGCATTTTTAAACGCTGGATAGCCGCCGCAGTAGGTTCAAATTCAATACCCCAGTTGGCACCTTTAAACTTAACAGTTTTGAGTTTTTCATTAACGATTTCACTGGCCATAAAGCGATAGTTATTTTTAAAGTCGCCTGCTTTGTTTTCAAAGTTAATGCCATCTGGAGCACCTGTGTCTTTGCGAGTAATGTTTAACTTGGCATCTTCTTTGTATTCTTGTAGGTTCAACAATACCTTGAGCTTGCTTAAGTTGGGCATACCAAATGTGCCAACAAAGTCAGCAACGGGGTTGGTAAAAGCGCCTTCCACTACAACTGAACGATCTTCGGCCAAGCCAGAGATAGTAGTTTCTTTATCGGAGCCAGTGATTTTAACCAAATCAATAACACCCAAATCAAAAGTATGAGACACTAAGTCTAAGAGATGATCACGCATTTTATTTCCTTTATGTAAGTAAGAGTAGTATAACAGAGTTATTTAGAATTTACAACTGAATTGGTATTATTTTGGCATTATTTTTGCCAATATTTGTCCGCCGCGAATTGATTCAAATGTGCCAGGACGTTTAAGTTCAAGCCAAGTTGACCCGCAGTCAGTTAACTCAAAGTGTATTTCGTAACCAATTCTTTCGGCACAACTTTTTAAAAGTTTACCTGGAGTGTAACTGGCAAAATGAGATTCGGCTAGTTCCACCGCTTGAACATGATCACAATTATTAAAGGTCATGATTAAAGTACCACCGGGTTTGAGTTTGGCATAAATTTCTTGAAGATATTGCTTGATGAGTTCAAAAGGGCGATAGTTAAAAAAATTATATACTAAACAAACACCAAATTGGCCATCGGGCAATTTTGCCAAAATATCATCCGATGATTCATCGATAATATATTTTCGAACTCTATTTTGGTATACTGTATTGAATCTATCCAAAGTAGGTTGCAATAGTTCATAACTTTCGTCTACAAGGTATAACGGATCGTTAGCAGTAAGCTGATCGATAAATTTTTCACGCCCAGGGCGAATAATCATGCCGGTACCTTGCCAATTGGTGTGCTGATATAGTCGCGTTATAAATTGTGCAAATGTTTCTTCACTCACATGCATCTTCTTGTCTAGCACTTCCTGCTCCATATGAGTTTTACGTTCAAGAATAATCTCCGGAGACAGTTTAACTGGAAAATTTATTGGTTGGCCTTCCACATACAATTCATTATTGGCCAACAAGTAATAATAATGACGATAGGCATCGTAGCGTTGATAGCTTTCCTGAAAATAAATTCGCTCTTCTTGCGTAATTTTGTCGTCAATAGCACACTTCAATTGGTCCAATGTTTGTTGGTACTCATCAAATGCTTGTTTGATTAACTGATACTTTGAAGGTAAATCATTGATGTAATTGTCTATTGAAATGTTATGAGCCGCAATAGTAAAGTCAATCTGAGCAGTTTCACTATCGGTTAATTGTCGTGAAGCGTTAATTGATAACTTATCGAGTTCGTTTCTATAATGTATTAACTGGCTAAGTTTCATTTTAGAACTCGAACAAATTAGTAAAGGTATTTTCAGTATTGGTTGCTGATGCTAAATCCCAATCCAATACACCAAGCAAATTATCTACTTTCTGGTCTACAACAGTAGCCTCCATTAAGGCATCATCAAATGGCAATTCAGTAAACCATGTCGGTAATCGTGTTTCGTCTGTAGGATAGCCAATTGAAGTCCAACCCAGCGGGTTAGGTTTTAATTTACACACAATAGTTTTCATACCATCTACAATCTTAGCAGAATAGTTATCACTGTTCATACGACGTAGGTTATTCCAATTCAATGCCGCACGAACGTGCCCGGGCATATTGGCCTTGCCTTCTTTTTCTTCTTTGGCGCCGTAAGCAGTTAAATTGTTTACACGTTTGGGTGAACCTTTTTCCCAAGCTGGTCGCTCCATGAACTCATACTTGAACTCGCGAATGCGTTCTACAATAGTTTCGCGAGGAGTTCCTGTCAGCACTTTCTCAAGAATTTCATACAAAAACTCTTGAATTACCTTGGGAGTGTCTGATCGCTTCAAGTCTAAGCCCATGGCTTTAATCTTACCTGGCTTATCATCTATGTCAAGACGTTTGCCTTCTAAGTCATAGATTAGTACAGCATAGCGTTTTTTAGTAATGAACAAACTGTTAGACGCTACTAATTCACGGCCTGCTTTGATAAGCTCGCCGGCCTCGCGCGGGCAATGGAATGCCTGTTCCATAAAGGCCGGAAACGATTCGTTTACCTGGTTGGCAATATTATCATACAACTGAACGCACATTTCTTTTGACCAAGTCATACGCCCTGCGGCCACTTCTTTTTTGATAGCAGGCCAAGCAGTGAAATAACAGGAGTCTGTATCACCATAAATGATAGCTTCACCTAGATGATCTTTGACGCCGGTAACGCACTCATTGATGTAACTGGCCATGTGCCGAGCAATAGCACGTCCTGTGAGTGTAGTTGACTGTCCAATGCGTTTGTCAAAGAATCGGCAATGCGGATTTAAAATAGCGCCATACAAACTGTTCAAGTTAATCTTTTTAACTAACTGTCGTTTGTCCCAGAAGGCAATCTCTTTGGGATCTGTAGCTTCTTTCTTCTTGGCCTGTAGTTCTTTACGGTCAGCATACCAACGCTCTAACAAACCAGGAACAACGCCTTTCTTTTCGTAAGTAACAATAGTGCCGTTGGCAGTCAGCATCCAAGGTTGATTACTGTTAAAGATCATGTTCCATACTTCTTTGGCAGAATGTACTGACTGTTCGCCGTCCTGCCAGTCAATTGTAATTTCTGTGCCTGCCTGTTGTTCCATTACTGCTGTGTATTCAAATGAGCCAAAGATATTCTCCCAGGCGGCCGCAAACGATTTCTTTTTGTTTTCGACCAAATCATTGATATAGTGATTGGTGATTGTTGGTCGTAGCTGTCCTACAACAGTTTCCATTCCCATATTCAGCGCACGAATTGCTGAGGGATATAGAGAGTTGATGTCCACAGCGCCTACCCACTCATGTACACCTTTTTTAGGATAGGCAACATAAGCACCCGCTGCCGCAGTATCTTCCTCATCACGATGTTTACGATTAGGCACTACAAGTCCGCGTTCATGTGCTTCATTGATAATGGCCTGTTCAGTAACAGCCACAGCACCCATGACAGTTGGCAGTAATACAGTATTATCATGTGCAATCTCATTGGCTAGATCAATGAACTGTAGCTTCTTGTCTAATTTGTCTAGCAGTAAAGTATCCTGCCGGTTATATTCAATAAACTTTTTAAAGTTTTGATTGTACAGTTGATCCAGTGTGCCCTCGTAGGCTGTTTTTGTTTCGCCCAGCTCATACTCGCCGATGGCATCTAAACTGTAACTGTGCCGCTCTTCGTAAGTGTACTTGCGATACAGTTGCATATAGTCCATGTGTACACGGCCTACTAGGTCATAGGTATCTGATTCGGCGCCAAATCGTTCAAAGGTTCGCGGTTTGGGGAACTGTCCCCATAGACAAAAACGTCGGGTATCGTCCTTGCTCAATACACGAGTAATACGGTTTACTGTGTAAGGTATATCATAGCCTTCTGAGTTCCAACCAGACAGCACGTCAGCGTCTTCGATCAAGTCTAGGAAAGTTTTAAGCATTTCGCCTTCGTCTGAAAATACCAATGTATTTTCAAAGTCTTTGGCAATATCCTGCCCGGTTTCAAGACTCATGTGTTTGGGTGGAATTACCAGTGTAACTAATTGTTCCATCCACTGTAAATAAACAGATATAGCTGTTACCGCGTTGAACGGATCTGACGTAGGAGAGAAGCCACGTTTTTGATCAAAGTCCACTTCAATATCGAAGAATGCTACATTTAATTTAGGAGAGTTTTTGCCTTTGTAGTTGTTTTCTAAACAACGAAAGATAGGGTTGATATCAGACTCATACAAGTTTTTACCCTTGGCCATGGCCTGCTCTTTGCGAAATTCTTTACCGCTGCGAGTTGAAAAGCGACTAACTGGAGTACCGTAGATGCTAGTAAACTTACCACGCGGATCGTCATAATAAAACAAATACTCCGCAGGGTATTCTTTATATACACGCTCTCCGTTGATACGTTCTACTACATGGATACGATCATGTTCGCGATCGTATAGACTGTCTACATAACTCAAATTGTTCTCCGCTTGTGGCCGTTGTGCCTTGTTTCATGCTCGTATGTGAGCGACTCATACAACTATTTATAATGTCTTGCCAACTTGAGTTAAGATTTGTTCAAGCAATTCGTGATCGTCTTTCTCACGACCAAACTCAGCTTTGTGTGCTAGTTTAATTGCTTTTTTAAGAATGCCTGGTTTGATTTCTAATTCCTCAGCAATAGCTTTAACAGTATCGTTTAAACCACCTGAAAGAGTTTCAATCTCCATGGTAACTTGCATACCTTCATTGATCAACTGTTCAAGTTTTTTAGTTTGTTCTGCTGTGAATACGCGATCTGTCATGTAAATCTCCTATATAGTTTTACTATTATACACTGAGATTTGGTAAAAGCAAGAGAAATTTGACACTTTTGGTAAAACGGTAGCGATTCGTTTTAGCCAGGGCAGGGTCCGCCCAGCCTCGCAACTAAGTGCGGTCCTAAGGCTATTCTTTAAACGGGTGCGTAAGGATTCTTAGGTGTATCGAATCCGTCATCATCCGGGTATATTGGATAATTGTTCATGGTGTGGTTCCCAATCGTACTTAACATTTACTACAACTCGGTTTTGTTTTGCGTAGTATGCTTTTGGATCAAACGTATC